AGGTGATCGCCACGCGCGTCAGCACCGGACCGGAGTGCAGCATCATCATTTCTGATGGTTATGTAGAGCAGGAGCAGCCGGCAGCGCCAAGCTGGCAGAAAGGAATTTTCTAATGTTTGAGATAAGCAGCGGCAAAATGCAGAAGCCGCTGAAAATGGTGATCTATGGCCCGGAGGGCATCGGAAAGAGTACATTCGCCGCACAGGCGCCTGGCGCGCTCTTCATCGACACCGAGGGCAGCACCGTGCACATGGACGTTCGGCGCCTTCCGACGCCGCAGAGCTGGACCATGCTGCTGCAGGAAGTGGATTATGTCCGCCGGACGCCTGGACTCTGCCAGACGCTCGTGATCGATACGGCAGACTGGGCCGAGCGAATGGCGCGGGATCACGTCTGCAGCACGCACAACGTCAAGGGCCTCGAGGACTTCGGGTATGGAAAAGGCTATGTGTATCTCTACGAGGCCATGGGGCAGCTGCTCAACCAGCTCACTGACGTCGTCAATGCCGGCATGAACGTGATCATCACGGCGCACGCCAAGATGCGGAAATTCGAGCAGCCGGACGAGCTCGGCGCATACGACCGCTGGGAGATGAAGCTCATGAAGGAGACGCCCGGCATGATCAAAGAATGGGCGGATCTCGTTCTCTTCGCCACCTACGAGACCTACATCATCAAGGAGCAGGGCAAGGAGAAGAGCAACAAAGGCAAAGCCCAGGGCGGCGCTCGCGTCATGCACACCACACATCACCCCTGCTGGGACGCGAAGAACCGCCACGGCCTGCCGGACAAGCTGCCGCTGGACTTTGGCCAGATCGCGCACTTATTCGTGAATGATGCACGATCGGCAGCACCGACGCCAGCAGCTGCGCCGGATCCGGAGCCGGAGATCCCCTTCACCATGAGTGACGATCCGGAGCCGGTCGCGCCGCCTCCGCAGCAGAGCACCGGGATCCCGACTGCGCTGCAGCAGCTAATGGACGCTGCCGGCGTGACGGAACAGCAGATCTCCAACGCCGTCGCCGCACGTGGTTATTATCCCGCCGGCATGAAAATCAAGGACTATGACCCGGACTTTGTTCAGGGCTGCCTTATCGGAGCCTGGGACAGCGTTCTGGAACTGATCAAATCATAAGGAGGACAAAATGAGCGATTACAACAACAATCAGGGCTTCGAGCTCGGCTGGGACAGCGAGATTGAGAAGGACAGCCCGGACTTCATTCTGCTTCCGGACGGCGAATATGATTTCGTCGTGAAGAGCTTCGAGCGTGGGCGCTATAACGGCGGCGACAAGATTGGCCCCTGCCCGAAGGCGATCCTCATGCTCGGCATTGACACCTATGAAGGCGAAGCCGTCGTGCGGAAGGAGCTGCTGCTGCACTCGCGGCTCGAGGGCCTGCTTTGTGAGTTCTTCGTTTCCATCGGGCAGCGCCAGCACGGGCAGCGCGTGGCCATGAATTGGAACGCCGTTCCCGGCGCCCGCGGTCGCTGCAAGATCGGCACATACACCGGTAAGAACGGCAACCAGTACAACGAAGTCAAAAAGTTCCTGGAGCCTGCCGCGCCGAAGCCGCAGCAGTATCAGCAGCCGCAGCAGTTTGCTGGAGCGCCGCAGAACACGACCACCGCTCCAACGCAGCCGCCCGTCGGAGGTGGATGGCAGGGCGGTAAGTTCTGACCATGGAGCTGAGACCATACCAGCAGGCGGCGAAGGCTGCTGTGCTGGATGAATGGGACCGGGGCGTCGACAAGACGCTCCTGGTCCTTCCCACCGGCACCGGAAAGACCATCGTTTTCTCCTCCATCACGGAGGAAGCCGTGAAACGAGGCGGGCGTGTGCTGATTCTTGCCCATCGTGGCGAGCTGCTGGAGCAGGCCGCCGATAAGCTAGAAAAGAGCACGGGGCTGAGATCCGCGCTGGAGAAGGCGGAATCCTCTTGCCTGGGCTCCTGGTACCGTGTAGCCGTCGGCAGCGTGCAGAGCCTACAGAGGCCGTCCAGACTGGAGCGGTTCGCGCCGGATTACTTCACCAACATCATCATTGACGAGGCGCACCACTGCCTCTCTGACGGATACCAGCGCGTCCTAGAGCACTTCAAGGCCGCCAGGGTGCTGGGGGTCACCGCAACGCCTGACCGGGGTGATATGCGGAATCTGGGGCAGTATTTTGAAACGCTCGCCTATGAGTACACGCTGGTACAGGCGATCCGGGACGGGTACCTCTCCCCCATCAAGGCGCTGACTGTCCCGCTCCGGCTGGATCTCTCCGCTGTCGGTGTCCAAAACGGTGACTTCAAGGTCGGAGATCTCGGCACCGCGCTAGATCCATATCTCAACGCCATCGCGGACGAGATGCTCAAAAACTGCGCTGATCGAAAAACTGTGGTATTCCTCCCACTGGTCAAGACCTCGCAGAAGTTCCGTGACATCCTCAACGCCAAGGGCTTCCGCGCTGCGGAGGTCAACGGCGAAAGCCCGGACCGTGCGGAGATCCTTCAGGACTTCGAGGCGGGCAAGTATAACGTCCTCTGCAACTCCATGCTGCTCACGGAGGGCTGGGACTGCCCCAGCGTGGACTGCGTGATCGTGCTCCGCCCGACGAAGATCCGCAGCCTTTACAGCCAGATGGTCGGCCGCGGCACGCGCCTCTATCCCGGCAAGGATCACCTGCTCCTGCTCGACTTCCTGTGGCACACGGAACGCCACGAGCTATGCCACCCTGCCGCCCTAGTCGCCGAATCGCCCGACGTGGCTAAGAAGATGACCGAAAACATCGAGGAGGCCGGGGCTGCCGTCGACATCATGGAGGCGGAAGAGCAGGCAGAGAGCGACGTCGTGGCGCAGCGTGAAGAGGCGCTGGCCAAGCAGCTTGAGGAAATGAAGCGCCGAAAACGGAAGCTTGTAGATCCGCTGCAGTTTGAAATGAGCATCCAGGCCGAAGATTTGTCCGGCTATGTGCCTACCTTCGGCTGGGAAATGGGCCCGGCAACCGATAAGCAAAAGCGGACGCTGGAGAAACTCGGCATTTTCCCGGATCAGATCGACAATGCCGGAAAGGCTGCCATGCTGCTGGATCGCCTGGACAAGCGCCGCGACGCCGGCCTCACCACGCCAAAGCAGATCCGGTTTCTCGAGGGCAAGGGCTTCGAGCACGTCGGACAATGGCAGTTTGATGACGCCCGCCGCCTGATTGACCGGATCGCTGGCAACGGCTGGCGAATCCCGCGTGACATCAACCCGAAGACTTACACGCCCGCAAGACAGGAGGTGCTGGAAGGATGGCCGAGCGCGATCTGAATCTTCTGGAGCTGCTGGAGTATATCCACCCGGCAGATCTGAACTATCAAGAATGGGTGAGCGTCGGCATGGCCCTCAAACAGGAGGGGTATACCGCGGCAGACTGGGATGCCTGGAGCCGCAACGACAGCCGATACAACCACGGTGAGTGCTTCCGCAAGTGGGACAGCTTCCAGGGCGCTCTGACGCCCGTCACCGGCGGGACCATCGTGCAGATGGCAAAGGAGCGCGGCTGGAAGCCCAGCAGCCTCGGCAGCGTCGATGATTATGAGCTGGACTGGAATAGCACCATTGGAGCCCGTGAAGGCGTGGTCGTGTCCGATACCGCATGGCTGGAGGGCATGGAGGTCAAAGAGCCGGCAACGTGGAATCCGGTCGATCATATCGTCCGGTACCTGGAAACGCTGTTTGAAGCCGGGGAAAACGTCGGCTATGTCACGGAGACCTGGAATAAAGACGGCAAATATCTGCCGACAAAAGGCAGTTATGACCGCACCGCCGGGCAGCTGATTGAGGAGCTGTCGAAGTATAAGGACATCTCCCAGGTGTTCGGTACTGTCAACCCGGCTGCAGGCGCCTGGATCCGCTTTAATCCTCTGGACGGCAAAGGCGTCAAAAACGAGAACGTCACGGATTTTCGGTATGCGCTGGTCGAGTCTGACAGCATGGAGCTGGAGAAGCAAAATGCCATCATCCGGGAGCTGGAGCTCCCTGTCGCCTGCCTGGTCTATTCCGGCGGAAAGAGCGTCCATGCGATTGTGAAGATTGAGGCGGCCACCTATGAGGAATACCGGCGGCGCGTGGATTACCTCTATACCGTCCTGAAGAAAAACGGTTTCGACTGCGACACCCAGAACAAGAATCCGAGCCGCCTGAGCCGGATGCCCGGCGTCATCCGTGGTGATCACAAGCAATTTCTGATGGATACCAACATCGGCAAAGACAGCTTCAACGAGTGGAAGGAGTGGATCGAGAGCATCAACGATGATCTGCCGGATCCGGACAGTCTCGCCGCCGTGTGGGACGATCTGCCGGAGCTCGCGCCGCCTCTGATCGACGGGATCCTCCGGCAGGGCCACAAGATGCTGCTGGTCGGGCCGTCGAAGGCTGGCAAGAGTATCGCGTTGATCGAGCTCTGCTGCGCCATTGCCGAGGGCCGCGACTGGCTCGGCTGGCGGTGCGCCCAGGGGCGTGTCCTGTACGTCAATCTGGAGCTGGACCGGGCAAGCTGCCTGCACCGCTTCCGAGACATTTACACCGCTCTCGGCTGGCGTCCAGAGCACCTGGACAGCATCGACATCTGGAATCTGCGCGGCAAGTCCATTCCAATGGACAAGCTCGCGCCGAAGCTGATCCGCCGAGCGTCGAAAAAGAATTATATCGCCATCGTGATCGATCCGATCTATAAGATCATAACCGGCGACGAAAACAGCGCCGATCAGATGGCTGCCTTCTGCAACCAGTTCGACCGCGTGGCCACGGAGCTCGGCGCCGCGGTGATTTACTGCCACCACCACAGCAAAGGCTCCCAGGGGGGCAAGCGCAGCATGGACCGCGCCAGCGGCTCCGGGGTCTTCGCCAGAGACCCGGACGCTCTGATCGACATGATCGAGCTGGAGCTCACCGAGGCGGTGGAGAAGCAGGAGAAAAATAAAGCGGTCTGCGCCGCCCTCACCGATCTGCTGCGCCGCAACGTGCAGGGATGGCAGGAGCTGGTCAGCCAGGACGATGGCCTCAGCCGCTCCCGCATGGAAGAGATCTGCACCGCCAGGATCGCCGACAAAGAGCTCCTGCAGCGCACGATCATCGCCGCCGAGCGGAAGGCTGCCTCCCGGTCTGCCTGGCGCCTGGAGGGCACCATGCGCGAGTTCCTAGCCTTCCCGCCGGTCAACGTTTGGTTTGATTATCCGCGGCACCTGCCGGATGAAACCGGCATCCTGAAGGATCTCACATCTGATGCCGGCAGCACCGCAAAGGGTTCCCCGTATAAGCGGAATTTCGGGAAGAAGCGAAGCCCGGAGGAGATCGCTGACGAGAAAAAAGCACGGTTTGAATTTGCGTTCAATGCCTGCAATACCGGCGAGCCTGTCACCGTTTCAGATCTCGCCGGATACCTCGGAACGTCCGAGAAAACGATCCGCCGCCGCGTCGGCGAACATGAAGATTTTTACATCAAAGACGGCTGTGTATGCAAGCGTTAGGACAGGGACAAACACGATAATTGTCCCTTGTCCCT